ATGGCTTGGAGCGTTGTCATTTTGGCCGCCGGGGTATTGCTCTGGCTCGTTCTCGTCCTGGCCTTCCTGTACGGCGTCTATGCCTTCCTGCGCTGGCTTTGGGGCCGGGTTCCGAGGGCAGCCATTTCCGTGACGCCCGACCAGTCGGTCAGGCTCCTCGCGCTGCTGCTGTCGCTCGCCCTCTTTCCGAGCCTGATTACCTACGCCTGGAACACCGCCCAGGCCCTCTTGAACCTCGTGTCGCAGGTCATCGTGGAGAGCACGTCCAACGTCAGCATTCCCCGGGAGTGCCTCGGCCTCTATCCCCGGACGGAGGAGACGATCGACTGCGCCTCGAAGATGACGGTGTCGGTCAACAAGGTTCTGAGCATGGGCTCCGTCGGTCTGGTGAAGGCGCTGCGGCTCGACAAGTTTCCGGCCGATGATTTCGTCCGGTTTCTGATCGCCGTTGTCGTCAGCACCCTGGTGATCCGCACCATCTACGAAAGAGTATCCTTCGAAAGGATCGCGTCCTGGTATGCGAGGGCGCGCGGAGCGATCGTCATTCCAGGAAGATTCTGGCAGCAGCTCGCCTTCACGGCCCTGGTGCTGGTTTCCTTCTATCTCGGCCTCAGCGCGTTGCTGGCGATTCCGCTGTTCCAGGACAAGTCACGCCCGCTGCAGCTGACCGCCGACGAGCTTCTGAAGGCGCTCGATGCGAACATCATGAAGCCGGACCTCTTCCAGAAGACCTTTCCCGCCGAGCCGCCCGCGTTCGCCGAAGTGCGTCTGAATGTTCAATCGGCAGGACCCATTACGCTGGTCTATGCGGACTTCTTCAAACTCCAGTACGACAACCAGAAAGAACGCTGGCAGGAGCTGGTTGGACGATGGCGCACCGTGCGCGAAACCGCGGAGACCGGTCCCACGCTTTGGCGCGACCAGGCCATGGGTGCGTTCAAGGGTGGTCTCGAGGCGAGCACCGGAAAGAAGCAGACTGTCCAGCACTACAACGATCTCTTCACCTGGCACCAGTCTCAATCGCAGCAGGCGAAGGCGGCGCTGTCCCAGTGCCAGGGCAAGATTGGATTGTTCAATACGTCGGCATCTCAATACGCCGAGACGACGCGGGCCTTTGTCGAGAAGGTGGCGCAGGACGAAGCTGCGAAGGACCGGCCGGCAGACTCCAGGGTGCCGGCGTTGCCCCAGACACCGGACGGGCTGTTCAACTCCTTTGACGATGCGGTCCGCTCCTGTTCGCTGGACTACCGGGAAGCCATGCCCCAGCGGCTGTCCTTCGCCAGCGCGCTTGGCCCGATCGGGCATTGGACGGGTTGGGTATTGGACCCCGAGCAGATGCCGGTCGTCATCATCGTTGGCCTTGTCGGGTTCAGCCTGCTCGGCGCAACTGTATCGCGTGCCGTCCGCGCCGGGGACAAGGACCTCAAGGCGGCGCTGACGCTCGACGATCTTCTGGTCGTCGTCGCGGTCGGGATGACGGCGGCCGTCGTGGTCTTTCTGGCGGCGTATGGCGGCCTCGCCATTCTGGGCAGTTCCGCGGCGGATCCGAACCCGTACATCGTGTTCGTGACCTGCCTGATTGCCGCGGTCTATAGCGAGGACGTCTGGGGCTGGGCGCGCGTCCAGGTGCTCAAGGCCAGACTGAAGCGAGATGAGGAAGTCCCGCCGCAAGCCGGTGGCCGTGCGGGCACCACCGGCGTTCAACCGCAAGACGGCAAGAAAACGACGTAGCTTCTGTATGGCGGCCGGTTCGATCGGGTTGCAGTCGATCGGGCTTACGCTATCATCGCAAGAGGGACGAGACGCTGCCCTGCGCAGGCTCCCGGCAGGGACCGGCATGCCAGGCGTTGAAGGCCAGGCCGTCGCCAGGCCGTCGCCAGGCCGTCGATTGAACGTTCAGGACCGTCTTCAAGATGGAGGAAAGCCATGCCGACCAAGATCGTGGACCTGTCCGCGCGCTCGGAGATCATCAAGGACGAGCCTTTTCACGTCCACTTCTGGGAATGCACGCCGCGGGAGTTCCTGAAGTACCTGGGCAATCCCCGGCCGTTCCTGGAGAGCATGGGCATCAAGATCCCCGCCAGCTGCCGGATCGAAACGACCATCGAGAACCACGACTGGCTGGGCGAGCGGGCGCCGGGCTTCAAGGCGGCGAACGGGACCATCATCTGCAACGTCGGCGGCGGCAACGTCGCCCGGGCCGTCTATCGTGTGGTGAGCTACGCCCACGACCATTCGACCATCGGCAAATTCAGGAAACAGCTTCTCCACGCGCCGACGGAGCAGCAGGTGAAAGGGAAGCGCTAGAGGTGCAACCGCACCGTTCAACGTAATCGCCAGCCAAATTTCAGTTTGGCGTTCGCGGACCTCGCGCCTACGCAGTGAAGCTCCGCATGCGTTGCATTCGCGACCGTCTGCCGGCGGCGATCGCTCCAGGACATCGCGGCCGTTGCTTCGCACTCATATGAAGAGTCCCCTGACGCTAGCAGTGACTGCAAATCCGTAGGGTTCTTCAAAAAAAATCTGCGAAGCAAGAAATTAGTCTTGACAACCACGCGCAATGTTGTGGCGTATCCCTGCCGACACTCACGAAGAGGATCGGCACAATGCATACGCCAGCAGACATCGAGACCCGCGCATCAGCCCCGGGCAACTCCACTGCGCCTGAGTCTTTGGATCTCGCCGAGGCAGTTGCGCTGATGGACGATGCCGCGTCGTCGGAAGCGTCGGACGACGAAGATGGAGGCCCCTCGGAGCCTTCTCAGGATGACGGAGAGGGCGACTTCACATCGCCGGAGGACCTGCCTTCGGAAGCGGACGCAGCCGAAACATCCGAAGGAGGCGAGAGTGATGCGCCCGGATTCTGGAGCGCCGAGGACAAGGCAGCGTGGAGCGCCGTGCCTGTCGAGCTGCGTCCCATCCTGAAGAAGTACGAGCAGCAACGCGTCGAGTTCGTCAACGAAAAGGCGCGCGAGGCCGCGGCCCTGCGCGCGCGGGCAGCCGAGGAGGTGCAACGCGCGAACACCACGGTCGACCAAGCCGCGGCCTGGTGGCAGCAGGCCGGTCCCGCGCTGCAGCGCGCTTTCGCCGACAAGTGGTCCCAGGTCAATTGGGGCGAGCTTGCTGAGAAGAATCCCCAGGAGTGGGCACGACTCAATCAGATGCGTCTCGACGAGGCTGCATTGCTGGCCGAGGCCAACCGCCGTGGCCAGGCCGACGTTCAGGCAGCCAATGCGCGCGCACAGCAGGCCCATCAGCAGTTCAAGCTCGCCGAGCATTCCAAGCTCGCCGACAAGCTGCCCGACTACTTCGGCACGGCCGAGGCAACTCGAAGAACCTACGACGAGCTCGGAAAGTTCCTTTTCGCCAAGGGCATCCCGGCCGACCGCATCAACGCTATCCATGAGGCCTCGATCATCGAGCTGGCGCTCAGCGCCATGCGCTTCGAGCAGGCCCAGAAGCTTGCCCTCCGGGGCTCCACGGGAGCGAAGGAGGGGCAGACACCCGCAAGACCGACACCGACCCGCGTCGCTCCCGGACCGGGCTCCCCTTCATCGGGGCGCGCCGGCAACCGGAATGCCGACGCAGTGCGGCAAGTGGGCGAGCGGTTCAGAAGGAGCGGCGGCGCCTCGATCGCAGATGCGGCCGAGTTGATCCGCCTGAGCGGCCTGTAAACAGACACTCAGCTCACCCGATCATCACACAACTCTGATCATAGGAGGCTGCCTTGGCGGCACCGACCAATACTCTCATCAGCAACAATGCCGTGGGCAATCGCGAATCTCTGCACGACATCATCAAGATCCTCAACAAGGACGAGACACCGTTCATGAGCGCCATCGGCTCGGGCGACGCCGAGGCGACTTACGAGGAATGGCAGCTCGACGCGCTCGGCAATGCCGACACGACCAATGCCAACCTCGAGGGTGACGATTCGACGGCCACGGCCATCGTGCCGACGACTCGCGTAGGCAATCGGACGCAGATCCTCAAGAAGGCGTTCACCATCTCAGCCACCCAGGAGAAGGTGAAGAAAGCAGGCCGCGACAGCGAGATCAGCTACCAGACCGCGCTCGCCGGCCGTCGCATCAAGATGGACCTCGAGGCGATGGTCTCGCAGAACCAGGCATCGAACGCCCAGTCCGGTGCCACGCCGCGTCGCATGGGCGGCTTCGAGTCATGGTTGACCAGCAACGTCTCGCGCGGCGCCGGCGGCGCCTCGGGGGGCTTTAGCACCGGCAATACCGTCGCGCCGACCGACGGCACGCAGCGCGCCTCGACTGAGGCGCTGCTCAAGACCGTCATCAGGTCGGCCTGGAACGCCGGCGGCAAGCCGTCGCTCCTGCTCATGGGCTCGACCCAGAAGCAGAACTTCTCGGCCTTCACCGGCATCGCCACGCAGTTCCAGGAGCCCAAGGGCAAGATGGCAACGGTCATCGGCGCCGTCGATCGTTATGTGTCCGATTTCGGCACCATGTCGGCGGTGGCCAGCCGCTACATGCGCGGCCGCGAGATCGGCGTCGTCGATCCTGCGCTGTGGCGGCTCCTGTGGCTGCGCAAGTGGAAGAAGGAGGAGCTCGCCAAGACCGGCGATGCCCGAAAGTTCCACATCATTGGCGAAGTCACGTTGGAAAGCCGCAATGAGGCCGGCAGCGGCATCGTCGCCGATCTGACCTAGGTCCCGCCGTGAACGCCCATCGCACTCTTCTCTCAGATGCCCTCTCCACCCATGCAGGTCGAGGAGAGGGCCGGGGCTCCGCGCTTCGCCGCGGGGAGGGTGAGGTGGGCCGCGGTGTCTGCAGCCGACGCACCGCGTTCGTCCGGAGCACCGCTTCACCCTCCCATTGCTTTCGCAATGGGCCCCGCCCTCTCCGCCGCCGGTCCTTGTGAGGCACCAGGCGGCGGAGGGGGAGTCTGAGCGCGAGGAGTTCTAGATGCCGAGAAAGTCCATAACCCAAGAAACCAAGGCCATCGTCGTCACGGCCGATCACGTCTACTTGCCGCTCGACGCGGATGGTAACGCTCTACTCGATTGGGCGACGACCAGCGAGGCGACCCGTCGTGTTGCCAAACGCACGCGGCTTGCAGTGCCGGCTGATCTGGCGGACTGGCTTTCGCAGCGCGACCAGGCGGAGATCCTGTGATGTCCCGCCGGCTCATCGATTGGAACCGGGACACCGGGGTCGCCTGCTGGTGGCTGGAGGACGGCGAGGGCAACTGGGCGCAGCAGTCGTTCCAGGACACCGATCGCCTGCTCGACCTCAACCGGGAGGCACAGAACCATTGCCAGCCCGACAACGCCGCCCGCGACATGCGCATGGTGGCGCGCATTCCGCTGATCGTCATCGCCAAGTGGCGCAACGAGCTCGGCGTCGACTACTGGAATCCCGACCATCAGGACAAGGTCGATCGCCTGCTGAACGATCCCGAGTGGCGCTGGCTGCGCACCGACGGGGGGACCCTCTGATGGCCGCGCAGATTACCTCCTATGGCGGGCTGAAGGCGGGCGTGCTGGCCTGGCTGGCGCGCCCCGGCGATGCACTGCTCGACGGGCGGTTCGACGATTTCCTGCTGAACTGCGAGCGGCGGATCTGGTACGGCCATGCCACCGACGATCCGGGCAACCCGCTGCGCTCCGATCCGCTGCGCATCGTCGAGATGGAGACGGTCGATCCGGCCTTTGCGCTGTCGGCGGTGACGCCGCAGCCGCTGGCCTTCCTCGAGCTGATCTCCGCCCAGCTCAACAGCCCCAACGCGCCGCTGCAGATCGTCGGCCAGCGCACCATCGACGGCTACGCCTCGGCGGGCCCGGACCAGCCGCGGCTGATCGCCGTCAGCGGCACCAGCTTCCGCGTCTTCCCCAATCCGGGCCTGGGCGCGTACTCGGCGACGCTGCGTTACTACCAGAAACTCACGACGCCGTCGGGCGGGGTGGCGAATGTCATCCTGACCAACAGCCCCGACGTCTATCTCTACGGCTGCCTGGTCGAGGCCGCGATCTTCACCCAGGACCAGGACGCGGCATTGCGCTACCTGCCGCTCTACAACGCCAGCGTCGCCGGCCTGAATGCGCGCACCCAGCGCATCGTCGCCTCCTCGGTGCCGGTGATCCGCCTGCGCGCGGGGATGATGCCATGACCGTCATCCCCTTCGCCGAATGGCGCCCCGACATGCCCGACCTCAGCCCGTGGGCGCGCGAGGCGCTGAACGTCGTGCCCGCCGAGGAAAGCTACAGCCCGCTCAACGCCTTGAGCGGGGTCAGTAATGCCCTGGCCAACCGCGCGCAAGGCGCGGCGTGGTTCCGCGGCACCGCCGGCGCCACCAAGATGTTCGCCGGCGACGCCAGCAAGCTCTACCTCTTGTCGGGCACCACCTGGAGCGACGTCTCGCGCACCGCCGGCGGCACCTACGCCCCGGGTTCCGACGGCAACTGGCGCTTCACCCAGTTCGGCTCGCTGGCGCTGGCCGTGAACGGCGTCGACGCGCCGCAGAAATTCGACCTGGCGACGGGCACCAACTGGACGGCGCTCGGCGGCACGCCGCCGGTCGCGACCTTCATCGCCACCGTCCGCGACTTCGCGGCTATGGGCAAGATCGGTTCGACGCCGCAGCGCGTGCAGTGGTCGGGCATCAACAACCCCGAGGTCTGGGGCTCGATCCCGGCCAACCAGGCCGACTTCCAGGATCTGCCCGACGGCGGCAACGTCACCGGCCTGGTGGGCGGCGAGATCGGCCTGATCTTCCAGGAGACCAGCATCCGGCGCATGAGCTACGAGGGCGCGCCGATCGTCTTCCGCATCGACAAGATCGCCAACGAGCTCGGCGCCAGCATCCCCAACTCGATCGCCAGCACCGTCGACATGGCGTTCTTCCTGCACAAGTCGGGCTTCTACATGGTGCAGGCCGGCCAGACGGTCGTGCCGATCGGCCGCGGCAAGGTCGACCGCACCTTCTGGCGCGAGTTCGACGAGAGCAGCCATTTCCGCAGCGCTGCCGCCATCGATCCGGTACGCGGGCTCTACGTCTTCGCCTATCCGTCGAACGGCAGCAACGGCACGCCCAACCGGCTGCTGATCTACAACTGGCGGACCGAGCGCTGGGCGCGCGCCACGGTGTCCTGCGAGCTGATCTTCGGCGGCGTCAGCCAGCAGGGCTATACGCTGGAGCAGCTCGATCCGTTCGGCAGCGTCGACACGCTGCCCTATTCGCTCGATTCGTCGTTCTGGACCGGCAAGGTCTCGCTGCTGTTGTTCGCCTTCGACACCAGCCACAAGAGCGGCTCGTTCTCCGGTCCCGCCCTCGCGGCCACGGTGGAAACCGGCGAGTTCAACCCTGGCGAGGGCCGGCGCACAGTGGTGCGCGGTTGCCGGCCGTTGATCGACGGCGGCAATCCGCAGATCGCGCTTGGCGCGCGCGAGACCCAGCAGGCGACGGTGAGCTACGCCGCGCCGGTCGCGCTGACGCCGGCCGGGCTCGCGCCGGTGATGCAGAGCGGCCGCTACTTCCGCGTCCGCGCCAGCCTGCAGGCCGGCGACAACTGGTCGAACATGCAGGGCGTCGACGATCTCGACGTCCGCCCGGCGGGGCAGCAATGAGCCTGCCGGCACTCCCTGTGACGGCCGATACCCGCGCCATCACCGAGCGGGTGAACGTGCTGATCCGCGACTATAACGGTCTGCTGCGCGTGCCACCGGGCATCGTGCTGCCGTTCGCGGGCGCCACCGCACCGGATGGCTACCTGCTGTGCGCCGGCCAGGCGGTGTCACGCGCCACCTATGCCGATCTCTTTGGCGCGATCGGCACGACCTACGGCATCGGCGACGGATCGACCACCTTCAACCTGCCCGACCTGCGCGGCCGCGTTGCCGCCGGCAGGGACGACATGGGCGGAGCGGCGGCCAACCGGCTCACCGCGGCGGGATCGGGCATTGCCGGCACGACGCTCGGTGCGGCCGGCGGCGCCGAGACGCATACGCTCACGACGGCGCAGATGCCGGCGCACACGCACACGATCCTGGGCGGCGACACGACCCCGGCATCGTTTACCAGCCGAGCCGGCCAGGGCGACGGCAACAACAACTACAACTGGAGCACCGGCTCCGCCGGCAGCGGCGCGGCGCACAACAACGCCCAGCCGACCATCGTCCTCAACCACGTCATCAGCACATGATCATCGCCGGCATCCCCCTTCGCGACCTCCATCGGGTCTGGTCCGATCTCTGGCCGCTGCTCGAGCCTGCGGTGAAGCGGTCGCCCGACGTGCCGGATGCCTGCGCTCAGCCTGCCGGGTGGGTGCTGGCCCGCCTGATCGCGCGCGATGCGCAGCTGTGGGCCGTCTACGACAAGGGCCGGCCCGTCGCGGCGGTCGTCACGACCCTGCAGATCGGACCGTCGGACAAGCGCTGCCTGCTGTGGCTGGTGGGCGGCGGCCGGCTCGGCCAATGGGCGGCGGATTTCGTCGCCGTCGTCGAGGCCTGGGCCAGGGCGATGGGCTGCGTCGCGCTGTGGGGCAGCGGCCGCCCGGGATGGACGCGAATCGTGAAGCACTTCGGCGGCGAGCGCATCGCCGACCACAACGGCCAACCGGCCTGGCAACGGAGGATCGTATGAGTGGCGGAAGTCCCAGTCAGTCCAGCTCTTTCCAGACGCAGCAGACGACGAGCACCACGGAGCCCTCGCCGGAGATCCAGGGCCGGCTGAAGCAGGGACTGGGCGGGTTCGACACATGGTATGCGGCGCATCCCAACGCGCCCGATCTCTATCCCGGCAGGATGGTGGCCGATCCGTCGCAGGCGACGCAGTCGGGCTGGCAGACGTTCGCCCAGCTCGGCGCCAACGGCCTTGGCTACGGCATCGACCCGGCGAGCCGCGCGCTTGCCTACCAAACGCTGTCCGGCCAGTTCCTCGACCCCGGCAAGAATCCCTACCTGCAGAACTACCTGAAGGCGGGCTTCGATCAGCAGAACCAGTCGTTCAACGACGTGACGCTGCCGGCGCTGCGCAGCAATTTCGAGGCGATGGGCCGCAATAGCGGCGGCGCCGACGTCGGCGTCGTCATGCGCGCGGCCAAGGATCTTGGCACCGCGCAGGCCAACGCCGCCGCCGGGGCGGAGGCGGGCGCCTACAACAGCGAACGCAACCTGCAGCAGCAGACCCAGCAGCTGCTGCCGTCGTTCCAGAACATGGACCTCGCGCGCGCCGGGGCGCTCGAGCACGCGGGCCAAGGTATCGACGCCTACAGCCAGGCCAAGATCAACGAAGCGGCAGGGCGCTGGAACTACCAGCAGAACGCCCAGCGCGACTACATCAGCGACATGCTGCAGCGCTACCTTGCGGGCTATCCGGGCGGGCGCACCACGGGCAGCGGCACCAGCTCGACCTATCAGACCGCGATGGCGGGCCAGCGCGGGGTGAGCCCGATGGACATCCTGAACCTCGGTGTGAAGGCGTTGTCTCTCCCGATCCCATCCGACGCTCGGTTGAAGACGGATATCGCGCCGGTCGGCCAATTGCATGATGGTCAAACCGTCTACGCTTACCGTTTCAAGGGCGAACCCCGCACGCAGATCGGCTTGCTCGCTCAGGAAGTCGAGCAGGAGCATCCCGAAGCGGTCGCCCTGCATCCCGCTGGCTTCAAGATGGTCGACTACCGACGCGCCACACGTTCGGCGCGGCGCATGCCGCAGGGAGGGCTGCTGTGATGAAGACGACAGGCTCGCCGTTTCCGTATCTCGGCCCCGTTCAGCCCGTCAACGTGACGGCGTTGGCGCAGGCTGCCTTCAAGCCGCCGGCGCTCATGACTCTGCCTGGCATCTCCACGCCGCCTCCGCCGCAGGCGCCGGGCTTCGACGTCAAGGGCGCCCTCGACGCGTTAAGGGGCATCATGAACACGGGCCAAGGCATCCCCAATCTCGCCCTCGAATACGACCCGCTGACGAATTCGTTGCGCCCGAGACGCGGATGGCCGGGCTCCGCATGAGAACGGGAAACATCGGCAACCAGATCATCAGAATTTAGGAGCACATCATGAGTGGAAACGTAGGCATCGGCTTCGATGGCGGCACGGTCGCTGGCACAGCGGCCCCGTTCCCGACGCGGGAATATCCGGCGACGTCGGGCGGCTACTCCGCTGGTCGCGTACAGGCCCTGGCGAGCACCAACGCCACCTCGATCAAGGCTTCGGCCGGCCAGGTCTACCAGATCGCCCTGGGCAACAATGGCGCGGGCGCGGCCTTCCTCAAGCTCTACAACAAGGCCACGGCGCCCAGCGTCGGCACCGACACGCCGATCGCGACGTACCTGGTTCCCGCCGGCGGGCAACTCAACCTGCAGTTCATGGCGGGCAAGGTCTTCCCGGCTGGCATCGCCTACGCGCTCACGGGCGCGGCGGCTGACAGCGACACCACGGCCGTGGCGGTCAACCAGATCACTGGCTCGATCGAATACGCGTAAGGCCATGGACCCGACGCTGAACGCCATCGTCGCGCCCTGGGCCCAGCTCGGCATCGTGGGCTCGATCGTGCTCGCGCTCGGCGCCACGGTCTACCTGCAATGGCGTCACATCGTGCAGCTCTATGCGGCCCATCTGGCGGACGTGAAGGCCTGCGCGACCCAGAACGCCGATCTGCTGATCAGGAAGACCGAGTCGGACAACAATCTGGCGAACGCCTTGGAACGCATCAGCGAAAGGATCAAGCCATGAAGACGCAACCGTGCTTCGAGACCGACCGGGAGCTGGAGAGGGCTGCCCGGCGCGCCGAGAAGCGCAAGAACGAGGCCATCGATCGGCTGAACGCAAAGCTCGGGCTGAACGTCAGGACCGGGCAAGTCGTGCACGCCCCGATCGATGCGGGCGGGCGCACACTCCAGGAGAAGGGCAAATGATCGACCGCGATAAGTTCTTTCCACCCGTCCGATCGCAGATCTTTGGCGGCGTCCTGCGCCAGAGTCAGATGGACGGCATCGATGCCATTGTCGGCGAATGGGAGCGCCGTTCGCCGGCCGGCGATCTGCGCTGGCTGGCCTACATGCTTGCGACGACGACATGGGAAACCAACCATACCATGCAGCCCGTGCGCGAAGCCTACTGGCTGCCGGAGGAATGGCGGCGCGCCAACCTTCGGTACTGGCCCTACTACGGCCGCGGCTACGTCCAGCTCACCTGGAAGGACAACTACAGGCGCGAGGGCGATCGTCTCGGTCTCGACCTGGTGGGCGATCCCGACCGCGCGATGGACCCGAAGATTGCGGCCGACATCCTGTTCGTGGGCATGGCGCACGGCGACTTCACCGGCCGGGGACTGCCGCAGTTCTTCAACGTCACGACCGAGGACTGGGCCGGGGCGCGCGCCATCGTCAACGGCGATGCGGACGCCGATCACAACGGCATCGCCGACAGCATCGACATCGGCAATCTCGGCCGACGCTGGTTCGCCCTGTTGCGGGTGGCGTCATGAGCGCCCTGGTCGCGCGCATCGCGCCATGGTTGCTGCTGGCTCTCGCCGTTGCCGGTGTCGTCATCTGGCTGTTGATCGAGCGGAACGCGACAATCGGCCGGGACCTCGACGCTGCCCGTGCGGTGATCGAGCAGCATGAGCAGGATCGCAAGGCCAACGAGAAGGCCGTCCAGCAGCTCGCGCAGAAACTTCAAGACACGGAAACCAAGGTCATCCCCCAGATCGAGAGGGTCTATGTTGCTCCAAGAACGACGGTGTGTGCCGATACTCCTGCCATGCGTGCTGCTTCTGACGGCATGCGGGAGCTCTTTCCAGGCGGTCAAGCCGCAGATCGACGCCAGCCTGCTCCAGCCGTGCGTTGATCCCATGCTGGCGCCCGAACAACCGACCGACAACGAGCTTGCAGCCGAGCGGCTGCGCGTCGCGAAAGCCTATCTCGACTGCAAGGCGCGGCATGCGGCGCTGGCCGATCGGATGAAGTAGGAGACGACGATGGCAGACATTTCCGCCGCGAACTGGAGCGAGAGCGACGCCAGCAACAGCGCCGCGGCCCCCGACGGCGCGCCTGAGGGCATGGCGCCGAGCGGCGTCAACGATGTGCTGCGGGCTCATCAAGGAGCCGTCAAGCGCTGGTACAAATGGACGACGCCGCTGCTGACGGGCGGCTCGTCGGCCGCCTACACGCTCAGCTACAGCGTCTCGCCCGGCGCCGTGCTCGACGGCATGACGCACCTGGTGGAGTTTCACACCGGCAACGGCGCGTCGCCGACGCTGAACATCAATGGGCTGGGGGCGTTTCCCATCTACTACTACTCGGCCGGCGCCTGGCGGCCAGCCCCGGCGAATCTATGGGCAGCCAACTGGCTGGCGCGGGTGGCCACCACCGCGGTCTCGGGCGCCTATCGGCTGATCGGATTCGACAATAGAACCGGCGTGATCGAGGACTGGGCCGGCACCGCCCTGCCGCCGGGCTGCCTCCTTTGCAATGGCCAGGCCATCGATCGCACGACCTATGCTGGGCTGTTCTCCCTGTTCGGCGGCACCTATGGCATCGGTAACGGGTCGACCACCTTCAACCTGCCGGATCTGCGCAGTCGCGCGACCATCGGCAAGAGCGACATGGGCGGGCCGGAGGCCGCCTTCCTCGACGGCACCGTACCGCGATCGACGTTGGGTGGCGTCATGGGGAGTCAGTACAGCGCCGGGACTGTGAGCGTCAGCGGCAGCGCAACGGGTACCGTCAACGGTGCTACAGATCCCGATCCGGGTTTCGTCGCCGCCGCCATCTCGGGTGCCGGCGCGTCGCCGCAGAACCACCAGCATACTTTCTCCGCCAGCGTTTTGCTGAGCGTCAGCGCGAGCGGAGCCACTGGCAGCTTCAGCGTCCTCCAGCCGTCAATGGTGATCAACAAGCTCATTCGGATTTAGACCGCGATGCTATGCGCTTCCTCAGCGTCGGCGTCGGCGTCGGCGGCGGATAGCCAATGCAATCGTCTGGCGGCCGGAAGGCGCCGCGCCAAGTCTTGCGAAACAGAACTTGAACGAAGCTGTCGTGAGCCACGATTGGCCGATTGACCTCGACTTTCGCGACATCGCTGTCCGCCCGGCCGCCATCCTCCACCCAGGCCCAGATCTTCACGACCTTGTAGGCATTCGCCTCGGCCAGACGCATGAAGAAGCGCGGATGGTAGCTGATGAAGCCGTGGTCGAACTCACCGCACATCGGCACGCCATGGTACATGAGACCGCCTACCTTGCAGGCATCGTGGATCAGGCGAAAGGCATTCAGCTGGTTCAGCACGTGTTCGGTTGTGCCGCAATTGGTGACGAGATCATATCGGCCGCGCTGCCAAAATGGCAGACGCCCAGTGTTGAGATCGATCTTTAGTGTATTGGGATAGGCCGTGACGTCGATGGCCCGGTAAACGAGACCTGCACGCTCGAAGAGTTCGGCCGCGAAGGCGCGGTTGGCCACGCGGTCGAGCTCACCGTCGACATAGGGTTCGGCACCGATGTGCTGCAGGAAGCGATTGAGCGAGCCTGGATCGTCGGCGCAGAAAAGCTCCGACGTGCCGATATCCAGCACCGCGTCGCCGCTTTTGAGGCCCCATTCCGCGAACAGGTCCAGAAGGCCAGGATTGTAGCCCATCCCGTCGCGCAGTATGCCCCATGCCCCGCGATGCTGAAACCCTCGACTACCTCCTGCTAGCGCACTGCGCGATGCTCGATGTCAACGTGCGTGGTGCCGCATAATTTGGACGGATAGCGAAGCCCACCGTAGCAGTCATCGGTTCGGCTCGTATTGCTGCTAAAGCGAAGCCACTACTTCATCTCTACTATTCCGCGGGTGCAGCCTGTTCCCCCGCGGCGCGGGCGCGTGGTTTGAGGCCGAGCAATCGATCGGCAAAGGCTCGAACCCATCTCCGCCCAGGTACCTCTATGAGGGTATAGACGCCGGTGGAAAAGATGATCGCGAGCACGAGCGAAGCCACGAAATTGACGATGTGAAAACCAGCCGCGGTCAAAGTATAGGTCTCGAAGAATCGGCCATGCAGTGCCATCGGCGGCGTCACATAGTGAAACAGGTACAAAGAGTAGGAGATGGTTCCAACGAACACGATGCCTCGACCGGAAAGCAGCCGGTTGGTCGTACTGTCCGACGACGCTCCCACCATCAGAAGCGCGGTGCCGATCGAGGAATAGAGACCACCGGAGAAAGCGGTTCCCGATACGAGGCCCGACGCTCCGCAAAAGTAGACCGCGACCAGCCAGATCGCGCCGGCGTTGCTCGTCATCCGGGCCAGCCGGTCAGACAGTGGAAGCTGGGACAGCTTGTAGGCGACGACGCCCAGGGCGAACTGAAGGGAAATGGCGTAAGGCGAGAAAAGAAAAAGCCATCTGTAGGTGTCGAGATCGCTCCAGCCATCAGGCATCAAGGCCAATCGTGCGGACCAAACCACCTCAAGGAGTTGCCAGGTGGCCGCGAAAAAGACCACGGCCAGAATGGCGGGTTTGAACCTCCACTTGGGGAGCGTGGCAACGAAGATCGCACCAAGGCCGAACAGCAGATAGAGCATGCACTCGACGCTCAGGCTCCAGGAGACGTTGAAATAGTCATCGGAAGCCAGGACGCCGTCGTATTTGGCCGGCCACCAGGTCTGCCAGAGCAGCAGGTGAGGCAGCAGATAGCGTTGCGCCTGCGGGTCGGAGAAATCCTGCAGCGGCGGAAAGCGCAGGACGGCCATGATGGCGAATGCCATGAAACCTGGATAAAGGCGGGCAAAACGGTAGAAGAAAAGCCGCGTCAGGTTGAAAGCCGGCCGGTCGCGCCAGTCCCAATGGGAATAGCTCAGCGAGATCACGTAGCCACTCAGCGTGAAGAAGATCGCCATGCCGATACCGGATGTGGCCATCCAGGGATCGACGGACGCTGGCAACGCGGTTGCAGGCGTCACCTTGGTCCAGGCCCAGTAGTGCGTGACGACGACCAGCAGCGCGGCGACGCCTCTCAGGCCCGTCAGCGACGCGATCTCGCCCTTCTTCTTGTAGACTTCCATGGTTTCCCGCGATACCGGTTCTTCAACCTTCAATGCTGCCGTGATGCAGACCACATCGCAAGCAGAACCTCCCGGCCCTGTCGCATCGAGGGGTGCTCATTTTCGGGGCCGAGCGATTTGATCGCCTCTCCGAACCCGGAGCAATTGAGTTGTCGGGGCCGCAAGATTGGACTTTGCTGCGTATCCGGCGCGCCAGCTCGGCCGCACGATGCGGGACAAGTCGATGTTTGTTGATGACGTCGCGCCGGGGCCGGCCAAACGCGTGAAGACTGCTGGTTGGCTGGCCAGGGTGGTTGCCGCAACCATTTGCCTGATCATCCTGTCCTGGGTGTTTTTCAACGACAGGCTTGCCGCGACCCCGGGCATGGAGTGGATGCCGCGAGTTCGGCTGCGGATGGAGTTCAACTCCTTCCCGTTCATGTTGTTGTTCGTGCCTTGCACGCTTGTGCTTTATTGGATGGTGCGCGGGACGAGGATCGCCAACTGGGTATTGGCGTTCGCCAGTCTCGGGATTTATGCAACTGTCGGCGCCATCTACCTACTCCCGCTCGTGTTCACCTGCCTGCTTGACTACATCATCGGCGCCTTTCTTTTTCGCGCGGGCGACGGCCGGGTTCGGACGGCTGCCTTCGTCTTGAGCGTGACCGTACAGATAACGTTGCTCTGCACGTTCAAGTATGCGGGTTGGTTGAGCGGTGAGCTCAACACCGCCGCTGCCGCTCTTGGCCTCGGGGTCGCCGTCACTCAGCTGGCGTTGCCACTTCCCCCGGGGATTTCGTTCTATACATTCCACACCATCAGCTACACAGCGGACATCTACAGACGGAAGTTCAAGCCGGCAGGCACCTTCATCGACTACGTCACCTTCGTCGCATTCTTCCCCCAGCTGATTGCCGGCCCAATTGCACGCGCTTCGGAACTGCTTCCGCAAATCGCACGGCGACGCCCCGCCGTCTCGCCAAAGGAATGCGAGTGCGCCGTCACACTGATCGCGTGGGGGATCTTCAAGAAGACCTGTCTCGCCGATAATTTTGGACTGATTGTCAGCCAAGCGGGGCAAGCTGCGCAGCAAATTGGCGGCAATGGTCTTGGCTACATCTACATGTACGCCTTCGCCGCGCAAATCTACTGCGACTTCTCCGCCTACACCGATATCGCTCGAGGTTTGGCAAAGCTGTTTGGGATCGAGCTGACGCGCAATTTTCTCACTCCCTATCTAGCCAAGTCTCCCTCTGATTTCTGGCAGCGCTGGCATATTTCCCTGTCCAGGTGGCTGCGGGACTACCTGTACATCCCATTGGGAGGCAATCAGCATGGCCGTCTGAAAACCCTGCGCAACCTCGCCATTACGATGTTTCTGGGAGGACTCTGGCATGGTGCAGGATTCGGATTCATCGTCTGGGGTCTCTATCACGGCCTGTTGCTGATCCTGTACCGCGTGCTACCGATCGACGAAATCTTGCGCAGGCGTATGGGCAATGTCGGTTCCGTCCTTGCCATCGTGCTGATGTTCAACCTCGTTTGTGTCGGCTGGATCCTCTTCCGTGCGACGCCGGCCGAGCTTTGGCCGCTGTTCTCGTCCCTGCTCACACTCCCGACCTTCCAGGCAGTCGGGGTCTTGCTGTGGGGCTTGGCGTTGTTCGGCTTTCCGGTCGTCGTGACCGAGCTTTTGGGCTACCGGTTCGGCGTCGAGTTCGTCGATCTGCTGGACGGATTGAACTGGACCACCCGCGCTCTCTTGTATGTAGCCCTGTTCTATGCAGTCGTATTCTTTGCTGCGAGATCGCAGAATGAATTCATATATTTCCAGTTTTAGGGCCGTATTCACGGCGCTCGCGATCGTCGGCCTTATCGAGGTCGGTCATGCTTCCGTCGATTCGTCCTCGCCGGTTCAGCGATCCAACTACTTGAATTGGAATTACAACTCCGTCGAGCTGTATCACAAGGCTTTCATCAACGAGAAGCTTTCCACTGCGCTTCGGAACAGGCCAGACGTCATCCAGGTCGGCGACAGTTCGGGCTTTCACGGCATCGTTCCCAGCATCGTTGATCAGTACCTGGGCGGACTGAGGTATGAAAACATCAGTTGCTGCGCCAACACCGGATTTGATGGCTACTATTCCATTGTGGAGTTCATGCTGCGGCACGTGCCAACCATCAAGGCAGTCGTGCTTTACATGAGCTTGAACAACACTCCGCACGACCCCTCGGGACTCGAAACCGCGCTGGTGGGCGGCGCAGACCGCCTGCGAAGCGCCTTTGGCCCGCTTTCGACATTGACGACGCCAGGCACTTTGTCCCTCCGGCATGAGATCCTGCGAGAGGTGTACAATGTCAACGGCACCTTCAATCAAGAGGGATTGATACCGGCGGAAGAGCTATGGCCCGAACTCATCGAGTCAATCCGGACGACGAGGGGATGGCGACCGGAAGGGGACGTTCACCGGTTTCCGGAGAAGCAGGAGCAGAAATGGCGCGAGTTCTGCGGCCCGGACGGCGCCCGTCATGTCGATGGGCACCTTCCGAAAGATTATATGCGCGACATATTCGGTGTACGGCATACCTACACTGAAATCGAAATGCGCCGCCTGGCGGCCTTGGCCGCAAGACATAATGCAAAGCTCGTCCTGCTTGTTCAGCCGTATCCTTGCGCCGAGATAAAGGGCAGTTATGTCTCGTCGTTGAGAGCCGACATCGAAAGCGTCGGGGCGGATTTCCCGAACCTGATTGTCCCCGAGCCGCAGCTTTTCGAAGCCTGGCCGTCCCAGTTATTTTCGTCTCCCGACCATGTGAAGACCGGGCAAGAAGACGCCGCTTCTCGTCGGGCAGGCCGGCTGATTGCGAGAGCATTGGGTGTAGCCTATCGGGAGCCTGAAAGACCTGCGTTGTCCCCGTCACTGACGCCGGTCTTCACAACGCGGGATTTCGATCCCTTATCCCTGACTGCGCGAGGCCTGACGCGAACCCCATTGAGCACGGGTGAAGGCGTGATCGCAGTTGAAACAGCCGAGACCGGCCCGCATCTGCTTGAAACCAAGCTGCCGTCTCTGCCTGCAAATACGTACGTCGCATCCGTCACCTTTAAGACAGATGCGCTGCGGCAAGTGTTCGTACAGTTCTTGCCCCTCCTGTGGCCCGGTGACGCCGGACATTTCCATTGCAGCGCATCGGCCGGTGAGGTCAATCGCACAATGAGCGTCCTCGATTCCGCGATCGAGCGTCTGCCCGATGGCAAAGTCAGGTGCTCGGCGACCTTCAGGCTCAGCAAACCCGGAACGGTTCTGATCATCGGGCTTTCGCCAAACAATGGCGTGGGCCCCTACCCTGGTGATGGAGCGAGCGGCGTAAGCTTCTACAAATTTGAGCTTTCTTCTGTTGCTCAGTGA